TGCAGAAGAGCCACCTGCAGAAGAGCCACCTGCAGAAGAGCCACCTGCAGAAGAGCCACCTGCAGAAGAGCCACCTGCAGAAGAGCCACCTGCAGAAGAGCCACCTGCAGAAGAGCCACCTGCTGAGGAGCCACCTGCTGAGGAGCCAGAGGCGGGATCAGAAGAAGCAGTAGAAGAATCTGTTGATGACGCATTGTCTGATGGCAAAATAGATGCAGAGGAAGCAGAAGATATTTTAAATGAGTTAGCAAGTGATGGTGAAGTAACTGCAGAAGAAGTTCAAAATCTTGCAGATGCTTTATCCGAAGATGGAAAATTAACTAATGCAGAAAAAGAATTAGTATCAGAGGCTCTTGTAAAGTCTATTGCTCCTGGAGAATCTTTAACTAAAGAACAAATACAAGAGGCTGGCATTGAGTATAAAGATTTGCCTGCAGATACACCTGTTGAAGTTCGTCAAGATGAAAACGGTAACGAAGTTGTTATTACTGCAGAGGTAGCAGCATCCTTGGTATTGCTTGAAAATCCTGCAGAGTTATTATCAACAGCATTTTCAGACCCTGGAGCGGCTATTCAGGCACTAAGCAATATAGGCGCAGATATGTCAGATGAAGAAAGAGAAGAGGCAACAGAAATGGTTGTAGCAACAGTTGTAGCAGCAGGTGCCGCAATTAATGCAGCAGCAGTTGCCACAGGAGGAGCCACAGGAGGTGGCACAGGAGGCGGAGGAAGTTCTGGGGGAGGCTCATCAGGAGCAAATTCACCAGGTTCACGAGGAGGAAGAAAATGGTAAGAATAATAAAGAATATCCTAAAAGATATGGTTGACCAAGCATGGACCCTTCTTGGTATGTTTATTGCTTGGGTAGTTCTGGACGGAAGTGCAAAGACAATTGTTGGTTATGGAATCATAGCAACAACTGCTCTTTGGATAATTACAAGTCCGATCAGAAATAGAAATGAGGATTAAAAATGGCAAAAGCATATATTGAAGAGCCAAAGCATGTTGGAGGCGGAGCAATTGCAAGTATTAATAATATTGTAATGCGTATTATAGCCGTATTTGCAGCATCAGGACTTTCAGTAATTGGAGCAGGTGCAGTAGTAGGAATTAGCACAGCTAAAGCAGTTATATTAGCTGGGACTCTTGGCGTTGCCACCGTAGTTGAAAGGCTTGCACGAGGTTTCCTGGACGACGGAAAGCTGACTGTTGCTGAAATAAATGCCGCATTTTCAGCAGTCGATAAAAAAGCTTCTAAATAATGCTATAATTGTATTATGAATAAATATTCAATTAAATTAGATGTCTTTTTAGAAGTAGAGGCGTTTAATCCAGAAGATGCTAAAGAGTATCTAAATGATATATTTATTACTGACGATGAAATTAAATCAATAAATCTGGTATCGATTAAAGAATTAAAATAGTCTTGACAGCACTATGTTGCAGGATGTATAATTGTAAAGTCGCTAGGAGAAAATCTTAATGCTGTCTTACAAAGATCAACTTCTTGATCTTAATTCAGAATACACAACATGGCTTTCTAATAAAATAGAACCTATGGTTGAATTTCCTACTCCGTGGATGGAAGAAAATGATTACTCATTAAATTCTCATGGAGTTCGATGCGACGAATTTTACAAGATACCAAAAGAAGAGCATATATTATTTGCTGGATGTGAGTACACACTTCCTATAGATAGCAAAATAGAAGATGCTTGGTCGTACAACCTATACAAATATTATCTTGGTACTGTTGGAACATTTAGAAGTTTAGCTTACCCTGGAGCAGACCCACAGAAGATAGTTTCAAACATAATTAAATATGTTGATTTATACGGGGCACCATCAAAACTTTTTGTTTTAATGCCAGAAATTATTAGACAATATGGATACTGGCCAGAAGGAAAAGTTTATAAGCCAAAGATGTATAGGCAGTTAAAATCAGAAGACGGTGTAGAGCATAATATTATGGCAGAGCCAAATAATGTTTCCTTGCAGCTTCTTGCTTTAAGCTATATAAGATCAGTTAGAATTCTTGAGTCGTATTGCGATGCAGCTGGAATAAATTTATTTTGGACTACATGGGATAAAGAAACATCAGAAATACTTAAGGATAAATCGTTTAGATATTTTTTTGAAACACAGCAAGACCTATATAGCCAAGAACAGATATATAGCCATTTCGTTAACACAATTAGGAGTAATAATGAATGATGATATGAAGGTTTGGTCATACTACCAAGCAGATTTTGATAAAATAGGAAAATCAGAAGACAACATTATCGTTGTAGAAAAATTTCTTGATGAAGATCACAGGGTTAAGATTGTAGATTATTTAAACACACATAGGGATGATAAAGAGTTTTCTGGTGGGAAAAGCCTAAGACATATTCAGGTTAAAGATGAAAACCCAGAAGTAGCAGATTTAATAAAGCTTTATGAGAAAAAAATGTTTGATGTGGCAAGAAAAAACTTTGTAGAAAAATATGACATTAAGTTATTTGAAAAGCCATGGAATGAACTGCACTTTATAAAATGGAGTCCAACTATGGGTTCTGGGTTGCATTCAGATTGCCAGTATCCAAATGGTGATCCTTTAATGAAATCAAATTATTATAAGCTAAATATTACTGCGCTTATTTATCCAAATGATGACTACACTGGTGGTCACATTCAGTTCCCAGATTACGATTTAGATATTAAGCCAGAGGCTGGAGACCTAGTAATGTTCCCAGCCAACAACTACTACAATCATATTGTTACTGAAGTAGAAGATGGAATAAGATACACAATGCCAATATGGTGGACATTTGATAATGGTGCGCCAGAAAGACAAATGAACTATAACCCAGAAGACTCAAAAGGATTATGGGTAAATGAAGGCGAAGACACATCCCATCTAAGGTCTTATTAGTGGATTATAATCTAGACAACAGAGTTGTTCAAAACGTATTAAATCAAGATCAAATTGATAGAGTATACGAGTTGGTCAACTCTTGTCCAGAAGATAAAATAAAGGCTCCAAATAGTTATGGTCAGCTTGCATTCTTTATTGACGAGTTTGATTCAAGAGAATCTGGTGCAGAAGATATATATATATCTATTGAAAATATGCTTAAGTCAGAGTATAATATAGATCTAAAGATAGCAGCAATTCAATTCGTTAGGTATACTACAAAGAGCGGGAACCCTGCGTGGCTTCCACCACATTATGACAAGGTATTTAAAAAGCCTATGATAACTGTAGATATACAAATGAATTCTAACTTGGTTTGGCCAGTATATGTTAATGGGATTTCATATACTTTAAAAAACAATGAGGCTCTAGTATTTTCTGGAACACACCAGATACACTGGAGGCCAAAAATAGAGCTTAAGGATGAACAATATCTAGACATGATATTTTGTCATCTTGAAGACACTCAGGCGGAAGAGATATCGGATAAACACAGAGTTGATATGAAACTCCTATCAACTAAATATTTGAATGAGTATGTGTGATGTTGGTACTAACTGAAGCTGGTGTAGAAATTTTTATGAAAAGGTTTGAGGGCAAAACTTCAAAATCATTCTGGGACAATTACGATATTGTAATCTGGAATAAAAATTCATCTGGATACGCATCACCTGGCGGTATGTTTAGAAATAATGCTTGGGGTATGGCGCATAAAGTGTCCATAAACAATGATGGTGTATGGAAGTTGAATAAAAAATATGTCAAATATTTTAAATGATCTTGGAATAGATAAATCAGATCCCAAGTGGTATGACTTAGCCCTATGCCGTGGTATGGATACAAATTTGTTTTTTGACAAATATGAATCTGATATAAGTGTTGCCAAAGGTATTGATGAAGCATGCATGAGCTGCCCAGTAATTAAAATATGCCACGATAACGGTGTTGCTAACAATGACTATGGAGTTTGGGGAGGCGTTTACCTAAACGCTGGTGAAACCGACAAAGGTAAAAATGCACATAAAACAAAAGATGTATGGAAAAGACTGAAGGCAAGACATGTTCATTGATAAATCTAAGAATCATTTTGCACATGGAATAAACGAATGGACTGGTGAGCCAAACAAGCCAGTATTCTATACCAAAGAGATGGCTAAAAAAGTTAGAGAGTTAAAATCTCCAGCGCCAAATCTTGAGATGGATATAGTTAAATATCCAGACTTTTTGGCTATCAGGCTATACGAAAATAATTTTGCACAATACGACGGCTCAATGAGAGTCAGAGTAATAGAGTATATAGAAATGGTAAAAAATATTTTGCAATCATACGGAGTCAGAGTTGAATTAGAAGGAAAGCCAGGAGGCAAAAATAATGGATAAGGTACTATGCTACTCATGCAACAAAAGCAAAAATGCACTTAGTGTAAAGAAATCAGCACTACTGCCAATTAATCTACTACTGTGTAATTCATGCACCGACAACAAACTTGAGCCTAGATGGACAATTATTTTAGCTGGAAGACAGTTTGGATCTGATTTTGTAAAGGAATTTATTATTAAAAAGAAGTACTGCGGAAACGAGATATCAGCTTCTGAATTATTAGTTTAATAATCATTTTACGGTATAATTGACTTAACATGGATATATCGTCTAATCAAATTATACTAACAATAGTGGCCTCGCTTTTAAGCGGATTGGTTGCTAATTTAATAAATCAAAAAAGAAATAAAAATGCAAATTCTGAACGGCTTGAAGAAAAAGCCAGGGACGAGATGCGTATAGAATTAAAGGATCTTCAAATAAAGTTATATAAGCTTGAAAAAGATCTTGATGAGTGGAAAGACAAATATTATGATGCTATTCAGGAGCTAATTAAGGTTCGGTCTGACCTAGAAGAATCCCTAATTAAGCTCACCCATCTAGAATTACACGTAGAAGAGGACTAGCACTACTAATTTTTATTTAGTATACTATATATATGACCTGTATAGTAGCAATTGCCCAAAATGGTGTAGTTTATATGGCGTCCGACCATGCCGCCTCAGATGATAAAACTGGCTGGATTCTTTCAAGAAAAGAACCAAAAGTTTTTAAAAATGGTCAGTATGGAATTGCATTTACAGACTCGTTTCGCATGGGACAAATCCTACAATACATGTGGACACCTCCAAAGTACACACCAACTAAAACAAACTCAGGGTTAGATAAGTTTATGAGAACTAAGTTTATAGATTCCGTAAAGTCTGCATTTAAAGATAATGGTTACGGAAGCATTGGATCGGCATCTGAAGAAGATACTGGTGGTATTTTTATTGTTGGTGTGTGTGGAAGACTTTTTACTATAGATGAAGACTTTCATGTTGGGGAAAATATAGTTAACTACATGGCTGAAGGCAGTGGTGGAATGATAGCTTTAGGAGCATTGCATGCAACCAAGAAGCAGCAAAACCCAAAGGTGCGTTTAAAAGCAGCATTAGAAGCAGCAACAGAGTTCAACATGAGCGTAGCAGCACCCTATACATATATTCAAGTTTAGTGTATAATTAGGTATGAAAACTTTTGCCTATGCGTCGTTAGCAATCCTTTTGTTTGGAATTTACAAACTGCGTCAAGCGATTAGGACAAGATACGATTATGGATTTTATTATATTAACAAAGAAGAAGAAGAAGTGTTCAATAGACATCTTGATGAAGTAGTTAAGGCGGCGGAACAAGCAGAAGCCAATGCTTTAGATTTAAGGGGGACCCCCACACATGAATGTATATGCGGATCTAACATATGGTCAGTCAAGGCAATATTCCAAGACTTTGAGATATCGAGTTATTTCTTAGATATGCAATGCTTGGAATGTGGAACGCTAGCAACAGCGCCCACACCATTAGATAGAGAGAGTATGGAATGAAAGATAAAACAAGGCTAGATGATTTAGAGGCAGAAGTATACATCTTGACCAAAAAGGTAGAAATGCTTGCTGAAATGTTTAAAGAATACGTAGACACAGAGCAATCTTTACGCATGGATGCTGGCAAATGGTATCCAAAGGCTATTGACACAAACTTATAAATTTTATATAATAGTAAAATGAATAAAAAACTAATAACTGCTCTAGTAGCACTTTCACTCATTGTCCCAACAACGGCCCATGCGGCCCTGGAAAACAAGACAGCTCAGCTACCAACCGTAGCTATTTTAGATACAGCAATCGATACTTCTCTTCCTGCATTCAAAGGAAGAATTGTTCAAGAGGTATGTATCCTAGACTGGACAACATGTCCAAACGGATCTAATTTTATGGAAGGCCCTGGCGCAGCATCAATGCCAGTAGATTTAATTAAAATTAATGGATTTGATCATGGAACACAGATGACATCTGTTCTAATGGAATCAAACCCAAACATGAACGTAATCTTTATTAAAATTATTGGAAACACTGCGACTGGCGGAAGACAAATTGCATTTGAATCCACAGTATTTAATGCATTAAACTGGGTCAAAGCAAATGCTTCAAGATATAACATTCAGGCCGTGACTATGGCACAAGGACACCACAACCTAGGTGTTGCGGGAACCGACTATTGCCCAAAGACTCCAGCAACACAGTCTTCCGTGGAAAGCCTTGCATCTGATGGGATTCCAGTATTTTTCCCTTCTGGTAATGGACGAGATTATAAGCGACTTGACTGGCCAGCATGCATTGATGCATCTGTTTCAGTAGGATACGTGGATAGAATTGGCGAAATTGCAGCAAATAGCAACTACGATGAAGCAAAGCTTGATTTTTTTGCCCCAGGATTCTTTACTGTTGCTGGGCCAGGAGGCCTAGTTAAAAATATTTCTGGATCATCAGCAGCAATTCAATCAGCAGCAGGTTCATTTATTGCACTTAAATCAAAAAAGCCAAACCTTTCAATGCAGTCACTTATTGATTTACTTAAATCAACATCTAAGAGTACTTCAGGTAGACAAGGCACAATTAAAAAGCTTATTGATTTAAGCGCTGCTATGTCAGGAACATCTGTGCCTACTGCACCATCTGGTCCATCAGCAACAGAAATTGCTGCAGCAAAAGCTGCTGCAGACAAGGTAATTGCAGATAAGGCAGCAGCAGACCTACTTGCAGCAAAAGCTTTATTGCAATCACAAGTAAATGCTGCCATTGCAGCAGCAGAAGCACAGTATCAAGCAGAATTAAAAGCTGCACAGGATAAACTTGCTGCGACTAAAGCATCATGGCTGGCAAAACTAAATGGCTGATCTTACAGTAATGGATGAAATCATTGGCGAGGTTGCTGAGGGCCTATATAAAAAATGGGTCTCAGCAATGCCCGATGACGAAAAGAATCAGCAAGCATTTAGCGCAATGTCCAAGAATGCACATGAAACTACTCTATTTGTGATACAAGAATTTATGAATAGATTTAATGCAGCAGCGGAAGAACTAAAAGATAAAGAATGAAATCGTTTTTTAAAGAGAATCTATTTGAAGAGAAAGAATTTAATGATTTAAAGTCATTTATACTCTCTCAAATAGATTCCTTTGAAGATTTTAGATATGCTAAAGCTTATGGCAGGTATTATCAGGGAGTGCATTTTGAAGAACCAATGAGGTCTTTGATTTTACAAAAAGCAAGAGAAAATTTTGGAATAGATAATTTAGATATTGTTTATACACAATGCGCTAAGTATCAGATTAAAGATGGGTGTATCCCGTCTTTAGGAAGACACAAGGATAATTTTTATGCTACCCATACCATGGATATAGTAATAGAAGCTACAATTGATTGGCCCCTGGAGGTAGAGGGAGAATATTTTCCGAGCACACCAAATGTTGGAATGTTTTTAAAGGGTGACGAAGACTACCACTCAAGACCTAAATATCCTTCAAATGATAATAAAGATTATCTTATAGTTATATTTGTTAATCTTGCTCCAGAAGGGCATGAAGCTCTTATAAAGGCAAGAGAATTTTTTGCTCTTCCAGAGCATGTTAGAAAACAAATGCGTGATAAGATGGTACCAAATGATGTTAATAAATATAACTTAAAGGAGTTAAAATGAACGGTAAGCTAATAGTAGGATCAATGCCACTAGGCAATATGGATGATATAACTCTAAGAATGCTAGATGCATTAAAAACCTGTGATGTTATGTACGTAGATTTTCCAACTACGTATATTGACACACTAAGAGAAAAGTATGACATTAAGACTGAAAAGATAATGCTTAAAAGCTTTCACTCTTGCCATGCAGAGTGGGATCAAGTAAATGAAGTTATTGACCTAATTAGAGCTGGCAAGTCAGTATTGATAGTTTCATCAGAAGGACAGCTTGCTGTATCTGACCCAGGAATTCAATTTATACAGGAGTGTATTCGTGAAAAGCTTGACTATGTAGTTCTTCCAGGAGCTAACGCTGGAATTCAAGCCTTAGTTACAAGCGGTACCTCAAACGGTAGAGTTTTTATTCACCCTACAATTGAACCTAAAAATGTTGAAGTTGAATTTCCACCACTAAAAGACATAACACACACTACTACAGTTTATATCTGGGGTAAAGATTTTCCAAAGGTTTTAGATATGATAGACAAAGACTTTAGGTGGGAATTTAATGGGGAAAACGTTGCAAATAAACTTGTTGCCCTGTGCTGCAACCTAACTACCGATAATGAATTTATCATAACTGACTGGGCTAATAACATTAAAAACCACCCAGACATTAAAAAAATAAACGATAGAACGCTGCTTACTATTGTTCTTGGTGAGATGCTACACACTGAAGAATGCGATCATCATATTTGTAATGCAATTAGAGATTTATTCCCAGGACAAAAATATTTAGGAAAGCCGCATGCACCAATTGATCGATTTACACATAGGTGTAATCACCCAGTAGAGCATGGTATTTACCACTAAGCTTCTATAGCTTTGTTTCCAATTCCAGTTTCTTCCATAAGGAATAGGCTACGCTCTTCAAGTATTTCTGCTTGTCCTTCGTCTAAAGGAATGTCTTTTGTGTAAGCCATGTTACATATAAGCATATCCACTACAGTTCCTGGAGAAAGCTTAATATTTTCTCTCCAGTGAATCTGTTGTGTTCCAGAGAATAAAAGACCTTGATTAAACTTAAGCCTGTAGTTTTCTCCTTCAACAACTACGCCCCATTCTTCATCTGCATTAAGCTGTATGTCAAAAGTTATTCTTTGTGACTCTCTGCTGTCCCAGTGAGGAAATAGTTTAGGCTCATAGCCATAGTCTAGGGTATATCTTAAAAAGAAAAATTCTTTTAAGTATATATCAAGCCCAGTGGTTGCCTTTGCAACCTCATTGATCCTACGTGCAAGCAATGGATTTAAGGGCATGGAGTAAGATTTTCTGCCACCCCAGTCTTGCATTGTTACGCTATCTTCTTTAAGGTTGTTGTATACGTAGTCTATTAGATCTTTTGTTAGGACGTCGTCCGCAACGCAAACGTTAAAGTCTTCGTTAGAAATTTTGTGTTTAGCTTTAAGCTCGTTGTATGGCTGGTAATCTATCATATACCTATTATACAATATATTGGCTATTGACAAGGCTGGTGATATTTTATATAATTCATATATGGAAATAAACGATAGCAATTTTGACCAAGCTTTAAAGGATAACGATTTAATTCTAATTGATTTTTGGGCTGAATGGTGCGGACCATGCAAGACCGTCTCCCCAATCCTAGATGAGATATCATCTGAAATTGGACTTACAGTAGGAAAGTTAAATATTGACCAAAATAACATTAAGTCTGTTGAGTACGAGGTGACCTCTATACCGAACATGATCCTATTTAAGTCTGGGTTTCCAGTAAAGTCAATAATCGGGGCAAGGCCAAAGCATGTTATACTAGAGGAGATTAAAGAATGGATTTAGAGCCTGATGACGGTTACATTGATCATGTAGAGTTTGAAATCTGGCTGAAAAATGGATATGATCGTGGGTGGGTGTCAGATGTATTTTGCGATACTCATGAAGGTCCACCTTTAACAGAAGAAGAAAGCCAGGAATGGGATGAAGGCGGAGATCCATGCTCGTTCCATGTAAAAATAAATGCGCTAATGTAGCGACATTTGGGTAAGAAAAACGTCTTACATAGTGTGAACATGTCACAAATTTCTGTACTCGTCAAGAGACAGATTAACAGAAGGAGAAATAAATAGAATGAAGTCATTCAAGAAAGTATCGCTAATCATCGCTGCAGCCCTGACTAGCACAATGCTTGTATCGCCAGCAGCTAACGCTAACGCTGGAACTGTCACCCTAACGGTGGCGGGATCTGCAGCAACAGGTGGAACAGTAGTAACAACTCCTGTATCACTGCCAGTACCAGCAGATAACAGTGTCGATGCAGCAGATGCATTGAAGATTGCAGTAACATCAGTAGACACAGGCACAGTAGTAACAGCAGTTGCAGTTAATGCAACAATTGTTCCTGCTCTAACTGGAACTACAGTAGTTACAGCGTCATCTGGAACATCAACACTTTCAGTTTCAACAGGAACTGGAAACTCAGCAGACTTTTATGTATATACTAAAAGTACAGCAGTAGGATCAGTATCGATTACTCGTGCTGGAACTACAACAGTTTATTATGTACAAGGTACCGCAGGTGCTTTGAACTCGATTACACTAACCGCTCCTGCATCAGCAGCAGCAGGTACATCACAGGTACTCAAGGTATCTGGATTTGACGTGTTCGGTAATGCAAAGGGTGGAGCCACAATTAATACTTTGGTTTCAAGCTCTGGAGCAGCATTGGCAACAGCGCTGACAACTGACACAGCAGTAGCAACACTTGGAACAAAAGAGCAGACAGTAACAGTCCCTGCAACTGGTTCAATCACAGTAGTTGCATACGCAACAGTAGCAACAGCCGTAACAGGTTTAGCAGCACCAGTCGGTTCTGTAAGTGCTACAATTGTAGTACGTGATATTGCAGCAGAACTTGTAGCAAAGAATGCAGAACTTGCAGCAGCAAACCAAGCACTTGCAACAGCCAATGCAGCACTAGCAGCAGAGAAGGCAGGACGTGCAGCCGATAAAGCAGCAGCAGATTCTGCAACTGCAACAGCAAAGGCAGCAACAGTAACAGCACAAGCAGCAGCAGATCTTGCTAAGGCTACATACAAGGCGGAATACAATGCACTTGCAAATAAGTGGAACAAGAAGTTCCCTAAGCTAAAGGTAGCATTAAAGAAGTAAATACCTTAATTAAAGGGGCAGGGCTTAGGCCTTGCCCCTTTATTATTTAAATGATAGAATAGACTTATGAGCACACCAAAAAAAAGTATAATTAAAACAATTAGCTGGGAAACATTCCATGTGGTTGTTTTGGCTGGGATAATTTATTTATTTACTGGCGAATGGGAGTATGCAAGCCTTGGGGCCATATTTTATATAGCCGTTGAGTCTCTGGGGTATTATATTCATGAAAGACTCTGGGAAAGATTTGGGAAAAAGTAAATTGAATGGTGTCGAACTAAGACATAATTTTTTTGATCAAGATGAACTAAAAGCGTTTGTAGATAAGATTAATTTTTTAATTGATACAAAAGACAAAGTAGATCCAAAAAAAGTTGACTCTAGTGTTTTTAAAAAAGACTTTAATGATTTTTATTTAGACAGAAATTTAGGCAGAATACGAATCAACCTTAAACAAAAAGATATACCATATGGAATAATAAGAAAGCTAAACGAAGAGGCCCAAAAAATAAATCCCGACCTAGAACTAGGAATAATTTCCTTCATAAGGTATGATAAGCAATACGGATTTGTACAGCTTATACCTCACTACGACAAACCTTCAAGGGTTCAATTTCTTTTTGATATTCAGGTAAATTCAAATGTCCAGTGGCCTTTGGTTGTTGCTGAACATGGTGAGTACAACATGGTAGACAATGATATTCTTATACTAGACGTAACAAAAAAAATTCATTGGAGAAAACCTCAAGTGTTTGAAGATGGGCAATTTTTAGATTTAATGTTTGTTACATTTAACAACAAAAACATGGAAATTGGTTCTGCAGATGATCACGACTCAGATGTAAAACCATATTATGATGCATATAAAGAGTATGCCGATTCAATATACCCTCCATATATGCATAAGTGCTATCAAAGAATACTTAAGGTTTGGTAGATATTTGTCAAATAGAACTTGCGAATTAAAAGATTGCTATAATAGATCATCAAAGATAGTTAATTTAGGAACTAAATATATAGAAATTTGTGACATGTGTTGGCACAAAGAATATAAAGTATAAGAGATAAAATGAAAATTAAAACAGGCTCTGAAGTAGGTGCAAGAATTGTTTCTACTGGATCTTATCGACCTAAAAATAATGTAGACAATACAAGATACCAAGCAATGGGATTTGAAGATGAGTGGATTCAAAAAAGAACAGGTATAAAGTCTAGAGGGATTGCGGATGTTGATGGCGGAGAAACTCTTGCCTTCATGGCTTCCGAAGCAGCAAAAAAAGCTATGTCAAAAGCAAATATTCCTATAGAAAAAATAGGAATGATTATATTTTCAACAACTACATACCCCCACGCAACCCCAAGCGGTGCAAGTGAAATTGCTTTGATCTTAGGTGGCAAGAATGTAGCAGCTATGGATTTAAATTCAGCATGTGCTGGATTCTGTTATTCTTTAGAAATTGCATCTAGTTTGATTAAAAATGGAACTACAGATAACATTGTTGTGATTGGTGCTGAGACACTGCAGGTAAATAACAATCACAATAGCCCAGATGTTGAGTTTATATTTGCAGACGGCGCTGGCGCAGTTATAGTTCAAAAATGTAGCAGCGAAGAAAACGGAATTGGACCAGCAATTTTAGGTGGGGATATTGAAAATAGAGGAGCTTTAATACTCGATACTTCATGGATAGACATGAGGCCGCAAATGCTAGATAAAGATGAAAATGGTAACCCTATACCTAAATGGCCAGCAATGAAGATGGAAGGCGAAAAGGTTTTTATGTTTGCAGTAACTACTGTTGCTGATGCTATGTCTTCTGTATTAGAAAAAACTGGAATTACAATTGACGATATAGATGTATTTATTCCCCATCAAGCAAATGACAGGATTACTCAAGCGTTAACAAGAAGACTTGGTATCCCAGAAAATGTTACTGTATCTCATGACATAGAGCATACTGGCAACACGTCTTCTGGATCCGTTCCATTAGCCCTAGATGCTTTAATTATAAGCGGCCAGGCAAAAAGTGGGGATATTGCGCTAATTGGAGGATTTGGGGCTGGGCTGTCTTATGCCACACAGGTTATAAAACTGCCCTAATCAACTAAATGCTATAATAGACTTATAAGCGGAATACTAGTCCCGCTTAAATAAATAACCTATAGGAGAATAAAATGACAACAAACGGAATTAACGGCGGAGGATTTGAAGCCGCAAAGCCAGCAGGAACAAACGATATTAATGCACACTACTCAGACAATACAGGATCAGCATTCCCTTCAACAGATAAGTCTACACAAGACGGCGCTGGAGTAGGAAACAACGGTAAGTAATAATGGGTCTTTTTGATAAAGAAGAAGTATCGGCACCAACAGTAGAGGCAGCAATTGCAGAAGCAGTTAAGCCAGTAGTTGCACCAGTTTCTTTTGTAACAAATTGCACACGAGACACAAGAGGCGAAAATCCTTGTGCTGTTAAAGATTGCGAGAACTGCAACTAATGTGCTATGAATGCGGATGCGAAACAGTAGGAAGCACACTTGGGGCAACTCCAGTGAACATCAATGATGTGTCAGATGGACAGGCAGAAGTAATAGCCTAATGTCAGACGGATCACCAGTACCAGCACCAAATAATGAACCAGCAGGCGCAGTAACATCTAGACAAACACCTAAGAAACATCCTAGGCAAGGACTCAAGATTGATACAAATAAACATGGCATACGTAGAGAAACTAATTTAATGCCTAAGCCTCCAAAGAAAACTGGTCGCAAAAAAATATAATAGTCGGGAAGTAAATTGGAAAATACTAATGATTTACTAACAAGTAATATGTTTGTTAGTGTAAATGCATCTAGAATGAATGACTTTTATAAAGATACTACCAGAGAAAGAATTTTTCATGGAAATGGAACTGGATTTGGCGGTATATTTAAAGTCACCAATGATATAACAAAATACACCAAGGCTAAAATCTTTTCAGAGTTAGGAAAAGAAACCGAGGTGGTTGTTAGATTATCTAGCACCACCTCCCAACATGGCACATCAGAACTGTTTAGAGACACTAGAGGATTTAGTGTAAGGTTTAAAGGTGAAGATGGGCCATTTGACATAGTCGGACTTAATGTACCCATACAGTATGTGGTAGATAGAGAAAATGTTTTACATTTGCATAACGGATCTCAAAGAAATTATTTTTCTGGATTATACGAGGCTAATGAAAAATGGTCTCTTTTTAGCAAAACTCCAGAGTCTCTACATAAGATAACAATGGTTTGGTCTGACAGAGGAATCCCACGCACATGGCGTAATATGAATGGCTACGGATGTAATACATTTTCTTTTATTAATGAAAGCGATGAAAGATTTTGGGTAAAATTTCATTTTAAAACTATGCAAGGGCATGAATTTCTTACAGATAAAGAAGCTGCAGAAATTTCTCAGATAGAGCCAAATTATCATACCTATGACATGTACGAGGCAATAGCTAAAAGAAATTTTCCAAAATGGAAACTTTATGTACAAATTATGCCAGAAGATGAATGCACAAAATTAGAATTTAATCCATTTAGAATGAACAATGTATGGCCTCACGGCCAGTTCCCATTAATAGAAGTTGGGGTTATGGAGTTAAATATTTCACAATACCATCAACTTGTAACAATTGAAAGAATGGCTTGGTCACCTTCTAACATGCCAGAAGGTATAGGTATGTCTCATGATGGGGCGCTACTTGATCGTGCAACCGCTTACCCCCTTGTGCAAAAAACAAGAGTTGGTTTTGATATAAACAAACTATCTAAACATGTTAAATCTGAGATTAAAAACTTTTTGTCAACAGAAACATTTTATTTATGCGAAAATAAAGAAACAAATGATCATTTTAATCAACCAAGGGCCTTATGGCAATCTTTTTCTGATGAAGAAAAAAATAGACTTTACTCTAATCTTGCAAATACTTTAATACGTGTAAGAAAAGATACAGTTATGAACCAATTAAATTTATTTTCTATGATAGACCAGGCTTATGCAGATGGAGTTCTTTTAGCTTTAGAGTCTCTAGGTTTTAATCGTGAATAAAATAAAAAATATAATAATTGGTACTTATTTATTTTCTTTATTGCTTTTAAGTTTGTTAATTGATAAAATAGAAAAATTTAAAAGAAAAAGAAAAAGGCTTAAATCTATGGATAAAGAAAATAGAAATAAAGCGAAATCTTTTTAATTATTTTCCCAGATATTCCAGTATTTAGACTTTTTTGATTCCATATGTGCATAATGTTCATCACTTAAATTCTCATCGTAAGCTACGCTAAACTGAGATAAAAGTACATCAGAGTAGTCATACTCACCAAATTCAGTGTTACTTCTCCAATGTATTTGATGGGTACCAGAAAACAAAAGACCCTGATTGTCTTTTAAAGTGTAAGCCTTACCGTCAACAAACATAGTCCAAGGGAATGTAGATTCAATCTGAATGCTTAATGTCAAATGTGGCTTTTTTAAATGTACATCGTAATGAGGGTAAAGTTGTGGCCTGTATCCACTTGACTTTGCGTATTTAGCAAAATGAAAATCTGGAACATTAAAAGGTATATCTGTTTTTGATGCAACCAACTCCATAATTCTATCACGTACAAAAGCATCTGGATTTTTATTATAAGATATATATCCAAATTCTGGATCAGGCTGCACTAAATCTCTTTTACCGCTTTTTGTATTTAAAACATGCGGTGCCATTGCCATAGTTCTATATGCAGATAGTATATGTGCTGAATCCAGACAATCATCTATAATTACTGGCTCAAATTGCTCTGTTAAAATTGTCATATACTTATTATATAATATTTGATATACTAAAGACAATAGATTGGATATTTATGATTATTTTAGGTATAAACGAGACATCTCATGACGCATCAGTATCACTTATAAATGACGGCAAAATACTCTTTGCTGGTCATTCTGAAAGATATAGCAAGAAAAAAAATGACTGGTACTTAAATGAATCATTAATCCAAGACGCACTATCTTATGGAACCCCCCAAAAAATAGCCTACTATGAAAAACCAATTTTAAAAGCATCCAGACTTTTTATTCACGGTGGTGCTGGAGAGTGGAAGCCTAGATTTAATATCAAGGGTATCCCAGTTAAACATTTTAGCCACCATCAATCACATGCTGCTGCTGGATACTACACCAGTCATTTTAATGATGCTGTAATTGTAGTTCTTGATGCTATCGGAGAGTACAATACTTCTACTATCTGGGTAGGAAATAATAATAAAATTAAACTTAAGTATAAACAAAATTACCCAGTAAGTTTTGGTTTATTTTATTCAGCTTTTACAAATCTAATAGGCCTAATGCCAAACCAAGAAGAATACATTATGATGGGAATGGCAGCATACGGAGACTGGACAAGATATTATAAAAAGGTAGACTCTTATTTTCCAGCATACTCTGAACAAAGATATAACTTTCATAAAGGAATTAAAGACTGGAATGAACCCATAAACGATCAAGATAAATTTGATATTGCGGCGGCTGTTCAAATGGTATACGAGCAAAGGCTTAATGATTTTATGCGTATGGCAAAAAGAATTACTGGTAAAACAAATTTAGTTTTTATGGGCGGATGCGCTCTTAATTCATCAGCCAACACATTGCTTTGGAAAATATTTGATGATATTTGGATTATGCCAAATCCAGGTGATGCTGGAAGTTCTTTAGGTGCAGCAGCAGCCTTATACGGAAACCATATTGAATGGAAGTCTCCTTATTTAGGATATGATCTTGGAGGAGAGTATCCAGTAAAAAAAATTGTTGATGGTATATTAAAGGATGGTATTGTCGCAGTAGCAAATGGAAGAGCTGAGTATGGACCAAGAGCTTTAGGAAACAGGAGTATACTTGCAGATCCGAGAGACCCAAACATAAAAGATAAGGTAAACCTAATTAAACAAAGAGAGTTGTTTAGGCCGTTTGCTCCAGTAATAATGGAAGAGTGTGCCTCTAAATGGTTTGATATGAATTTTACATCTCCTTATATGCAGTACACAGTTAAATGCTTACAGCCAGATAAAATACCTTCCGTTGTACATGCAGATGGAACATCAAGGGTTCAAACTGTAAATAAAGAGCAACACCGAGGTTTATGGCGTGTTTTAAATAAATTTTATCTGCAAACTGGAGTGCCAGTGCTTCTGAATACAAGCTTAAATATAAAAGGTCAGCCTTTGCTTAATGATGAACTAGATATAGTTAACTGGGAATCTGAGTATAAGTTTGGTATAATAAGATAATGATTAAAAAAATAAAAATTATTGTTTTAAAGATAAAGATTTGGAGAAAAAAGAAATCAGAAAAATTTTTCATTTATTAAAAAATAAAAACTCCAATGATGCATTAAAAAAGCAGTCTAATTTTTTAGAAAGCCGAACAATTAAGCCATTTGGTTATATGTTTGCATCTCTGTTAAGGCCTGGATTTGAAAATATTGATTCAATGCAAAAAAGTACAGCTTTTAGCAAGGGAAAAGAATTAAACGCTTCCTATCACGCAAAACTAAACTCTTTTGGATTTAGATCTGATGAATTTAAAAAAATGCATGATCAGCCACACATTTTATTTGCTGGATGCTCAGAAACATTTGGTGAGGGAGGGGAGCTAGAAGACTCATGGGCGTACAAAACTTACCTTGATTTGTCAGGCTCTATTGGATCCTCGGGATACTTTAATATTGGATTTCCTGGAAAGGGATACCAGGACATAATAAACTTATGCATGCAGTACTGGAACACACATGCAAAACCAGATTACATAATGATTGCATTTCCTTCATTATTGCGTAAACAAAGCTGGATTGAAAAAGAAGATTTAAGCACAGAAAATAATTTAGAAGAAATAAACTTTAAATCTGGATATTACATGTTAATGCCACAAAGAGATAAAGGAGAAACCTTATCGGGTAGATATAGATTAACTGGCTCTGGAATTTGGCATAAAAATACATATTCGGTTTCAAAAGTAAGATCAGACTTGATAGATTTTTGTCTTGCAGTTAAGCTATTTGAAGAACTATGTAAAGAAAAGAAAATAAAGTTTTTATGGACTCTATTAGACACTAATGATAATTTTACTTTAAATGAAGTTAAAAATAATTTTAAACACAGCTTTGTTGATCGGTTCAATAGATCTGATGTAGTTAATTTAATTGCAGAAAATCCATCATATACTTTAGAAAAATCAGATGGGCATCTTGGAACAGGGTATCACCAGATAATTTCAAATAATTTTTTAAAAGTTTTTAAAGATAAGGGCTGGGATAAAGATGCCAAGAAATGAAGGAAGTTGCACTAAAGAGCCATCGTTTAGCATAGACGATGCTATTGATTTTGTAGAAGGGCATGAAATAATATGATTAATAAAATAAAAGCAGTTTTTTGCAAGATAGTTGGTCATAACTTGAGGCCCGCAGGACAATGCCCATTCACTGGATCTTCTTATGAATACTGTGAACGTTGTGAGGCAATGATTACATTAGATGAAGCTACGGAGTAAAGTATACGGACAAGGAACACCAGTCGTATTTCTTCATGGAATGGGGTCTAGTTCATCTGTATGGAAGCCAATTGTAAAAGAAATACAGCACAGTAAACAATGTATTCTATTTGATTTTCCTGGACACGGAGACACACCATTTAACGAATGGGATCCTTTAACCCCAGAAGATATGGCAAGAGTTGTAATAGAAGGGATTAATAGTTTAGGTGTAAAAGAGTTTCATTTGGTAGGACATTCATTAGGTGGTTGGGTCGGACTTGAAATAGCAAGTGCTTATCCAGATAGACTATTATCTTTTACTGCTATAGCACCTGCTGGCCTATGGAAACATAAAAATACATATAAATACCCGCCAATGCCAGTATTAAAACTAATGCACATGTTGCTACCATTGGTTGCAAATATAGTGCCAAGAATAGATAAATTAAAAAAGATAGCCTTTTCATCTGCTGTTGCTGATTATAAAAAGGTAGAAACAAGGTCAGCCATAGATGCAATAAAATCTTTTTCTATAGCGTGTGACTCTTGGTATAAATCAAAAAAGATCAATAACTTTGAAGTTCAAGCTAATATCCTGTCTGATGGATTTAATAAACATATAGATAGTACCATTCCTATTACTGTCATATTTGGCAGGAGAGACACGTCTTTTACCAGGCCCAAGTATCAGGATAGGTCACTGCTTCCAGAGGGCGCAAAATGGCTCTCATGGCCCGATTCAGGGCATGTACCGATGTGGGATAACCTTGATAAAGTAATACATGAAATTAAATTAAATATCTTATGGCCCAAATAAAGCAAAATAGTGCGAAAAGTGCGTCGGCGGTAGAGAGTATTGACGCTACTCGTCATATATAGTATATTAACTATATGGTTATTTTAAAATGTCCAGCAATTACAGCAAAAGGTAAGCCCTGCCCAATTATTGGTGAGGAGTCTAGAAACAGTTGGTGTCATGTGCATGATCCTGTTGGTGAAAATCAAACTAGAATTAGGCAGGTTAGAGAGCATAAAGCTAAAAACGGCGGAAAATCTGGTATAGTTAATAAAAAGATTTTGGCAAAAGAACAACAAATGAGAGAGTCAATAGCGCTAGATATAGAGGGCCAATGCTACACATTAATGAACAACTCTTGCAAATGTGATTTTCACAGAGCAGCAAGCATAGCAAGATATGGGAATGAATAATATGATAAATTGGCTAGTCAATAGAATATTTAGATGGGATCCACTTCGCAAGGCAGTGTTTGATGAGGTCAGGCTGTATCAATCCGTAGACAGATCAATGTGGGAATATGAAAAAAGCGGTCCAACTAATCTAACATGGTCGGAAGGTGATAGATGGTATGGCTGGACATTTAATCCAGTAATCAATAGATACTATTTTGATGATATTGGGAACGAATCCTTAATGGGCTTATGGGAAGACCAGTGGCTTCGTGAAGCAGATAGCCATGCATTATAAACAATAAGAGTATAATTAAACCATGATGTGCTACATTTGTCACTACAGAGGCAAGATGTTTCCGTACCAAAATCAATACGGAGATCTGTTTATCTTGTGTAAGGAATGCATGGGTGTGGCGGATGAGATTAAAGAGTACAACGTTAACTTAGTAAAAATGTTTGAAGAGTGGGCTATAAAACAAATAGAGTCTCTAGACGACAATGGCTAGAGAGTGGTCAGATAAATCAGAATGGATGACAAGTTGTCCAATATGCTACTGCGCTGTTACATATCAGCTAAGGGATTATCACATACGGCATCACGAGATATCAAATGACAATAAAAATTAATGCATACTGTACTTTATGCAAGAAGCTGGTCTCTGGTAGCGTCAAAGAAATCGTAAAGTTGGATTCTGGTAAATGGTTATACCGAGGCGACTGCGATGAATGCGCTTATGAGATAAAACGAATAAACCTTAAATAGGTATAACTTGTAGCATTGCATTATCGTAAATTCTGTTGCATTCTGTCATATTAAATTTAGAAAGGTCAATGGTGTTGTATTCATCGGAAACCTTACTGGAGACCAGATGCTTATACTGTGGCTGATCAAACAATACATTTTGATACTCCATATCATTTACTTTAAGACCAATATGTTTAGCCACAGAATTTAGTAGTCTGTCTGGGTTTAAGATCAAATCATCGTAGCTTACAAGTATGTCTGAATTGTCCATTATATAACCATAGAACTCTACATATCCTTTTAATGGCAATCCAATACCAATATGCTTATCTTCAGAATAATATCTTTTCATAGTAGCCATTGATCTAAATGTCTCTTCTGGTTTACGGATTATAGATATAATAGACCTACCATTTACCTCAGATATGTGGTGAGTCTTCTGTATAAATAAACCAGTCTTCTGGTATATCAGTTGCTGTAGGTAATGTGATCCAGATCTAGGGAATGTTAATAATACATAGTCCATACCTATATTGTACTATGATATAATAGTCAGATGGACAACATTGAATTGAACGACGAAGAAATCTCAAAGAATTACATGTCAGACGATGAGCATGTCGACAAATGGAATAACTTTGAAAAGGCTTGCTGGGCGGGATACAAGCAGGTTGGTATGAAGAATAAGGGTGGAAAGAAAGTACCTAACTGTGTTCCAATTAATAAAGCAACAGGATTACCAGAAGAACCAACAACTTCTTGGAATGGCGTATTTAAACCGAAGGTAGACTAATGGCAAAGAAAAAGGTAAAGCTTCCACTTAAAATATGGAAGAATCCAATTCTATATATCAAGTTTCATAGAGCCCTAAATAAAGTAAAGAAAGCAATGTGATGGGCATACTAGATAATCTAGAGGCATATGTAGAGTGGGCGGAAAAGCCAGATAAATGCCATTACTGTCAAGCTATAGCTACATATAATGACCTAGCTAAGATAGATCAAACATATCAGATAGTAGGCGTATGTGCCTGTCATTCATTTAAAGGACTATCATCCTAATATAGGCCCGAATAGTGAAAAAATCGGCGGTAGAGACCCCTTGTCAGTACCTGACTTAAATGCTACAATTAATATATGCCACATGATCACAGATTTGAATTAGACCTTGACGGTCAGATAACTTGTGCAATTTGTGGTAGTATGGATAATGAACGGGACATTTCAGGTTCCTATAATGGTAGTAGAGCGGTTTCCGAAACCGATAATGTTGGTCCGATTCCCACACCTGAAGCTATGTTCGAGACACAGATGGATTTTGAATAATGGCTAAAAAGAAGAAATATAAAGGTATGTCTAGGGCATCGATTGCTGCTGAAAAGCAGAAGAGCCTATCTGATATTGAAAAGACTAGACGTAAGCTTGATGCTATAAAAGGGCGGGAACTGACAAGTATTAGACTTTCAGCTAGAGATATGATCGAACTCAATAAGGCAATACAAGACCTAGATAAGAATAAAGCTTTGATTGAAGATACATATAAGGGAACCCCTGGACAAAAGGTTTCAACTTGGACAAGAAAATGATACAATAAAGCAATGATAACTATATTAGCAATAGCCATTACATGGTATGCAACCAAAATATTTTATACCAGAGATGCACGGATCAAATGGGTAGATTTTGAAGATCCTAATGTAGTTAAAGCTACATGTCATAAATGTGCTCGAACAGGATATATCAGTCCAGATAACCTACGTGTTCCATACTACTGCATGTCTTGTAAATAAAAGGCGGGAAGCTATGAAATGCTACTACTGCACTAAAGAAGCTATACATATAATGACCTATACAGATTCAATTGAAGGAATTACATATCCTTTTGAACATTGTGAAGATCACCAAGATATAGACGATATGACCCAAGAAGCAATAGATCTATGGGCATCACAAACTACGTTTGAATAGAGCCAAAGTAAGCTCCTAACTCCTATATCCCCCTCCCATTTATCTCCTCTCTAATAGCCTTTAGAAGGCTTATATAGTGGAGTAAAGTGGAGCATAGTGGAGAATTTATACTCTAGATAACATATCATATACTATAGATATATATAGTTAGATATACATATGTAATTGAGCATACCATTTAGATGGACGTAATGTCAAGCCCAAATTCAGGGCATATTGATCCATATTTGTCAATAGATTTCATGAGGAATTTTGATCTATTTTGCCATATTTTCTACAGATTTGTCGACATTCATAATGTATAATTATCTATTCTGACATATTCTGTAGCAAATTTCAGGGATTTTGTCAAGGCCTTCGTAAATATAAAATTTGGCCCACAAGCTTCAGGGGTTTTTGGATCTTTGTCGTAAAAGGAAAATTTGGCCCACATGCCCACACACAAAAAATCCACAGGATGTGGATAACCCTGTGGATAATTTGGCCTATATATGTTTATCTATATAGACAGGCATTCGTCTCTCATTGTATATGCCTAATTGATTAGATTTATTCCGTCAAATTCCTTCTCTTCATATTCTCTATTGATTCTATATGATAGAGCAGGTAGTTGGGTCTTGGTGATATGGCTAACTGATTTAGGGAGTTTCAAGTTCTTGAATTCCCGTCCTTCTTTGTATGCCCGCACACATTCATAGAGTTCTCTTGCAAGCAAGATACCTTCAGATGAAAGGTCATCTACAACTTCTGTGTCATGTCGTCTTGATTGCTCTTTGATTATATAAACAATCATCTCCATAACCCTATCAACTGTATAGTATGGCTGGTCTGCTAGATATCTACCTAGAATTGCTGGATTGAACCAATGCGACTCTGTTAGATTTACTAGTTGTTCTGCTACTTTGATTTCTGGTGTCTTAGTCATGTCCGCCTTCCGCCTAACTGTTGATTATATCAGAAATGGTAGGAGGGGTCAAGGACCAACGATTCCCCGACCCCGTCCAAGATTACTTTGTCTTTACTTCCTTGGTAAACGTTAGACCCTTTTCTTCAGCTTCCTTAAGGATCTGCTTAGCTGCGCCTGAAAAACGTCCACGGACTCCGACATGGATTCCCTGGGCCTTTAGATATTCTCGCTTTGTTGTCATTTGTTTTATCCTTTCGAGATAATTGGTTTGTTTTAATTATAGCAACTTTTCACGGGTTTGTAAATAGCTGCCGTAAGACTTTTTTTCTGCCCTTATATTTAATTAATCTGTTCAACTCGATCTTTAATTAATTTAGCAATGATGTTGTGAGCTTCGATATTTTCAGTTTCGGATCCACCCCATAAAAGCTTTTGTGCTGTATTTAATTGATCATTCAGGTACTCGTCACTCATCTTCATCTTCTTCATCCTCTTCCTCTTCTTCGGATAGGTCGATAATGTATCCCTTATCCAACATCCAGTCTGTTAGTTCTTCGCTGTGCTGTTCCGCCCCGTACTCTAGAGAGAACCCGTAACCAGCCTCCACGGCCTCACAGAGGTGCTCCCACATCTGTTCCTCAGTTACTGTACAACGGTAGTTGTCGTCCTGCATTTTGTATAGAATGCTGTCCCATGTCCACAACCAAACCAGGGAGAGACCAAGGTCTGTGTCTTGTAAGATAGAGATACATTCATTTAGTTTGTTTCTGTCATCAGGCTTCATTACGTGCTCCAATCGCAAATGATAGTTGATATGTTAAATCATATAATGAAACTAATGTATCTAGGGAACCTTCACATCGTGTGCGGTCCATAGAATCCATGGCTTCTTCTGACTCTTCTTCTACTGCAATTGCCTCTGCTAGTTCTTGCTCAGCAATGAGCATTAGATTCTTTAGTTCGCCGTGCATTATATCTAATCCACTAACACCTGCATTAACCAAACGTTGCAAATGGGGCGGGAGCCCAATGTCTTCATTATTCATTGTTATACCTTTCGTTAGAGTTATTCATTATATCAGTTGCCACTGACAATAAATGCCTGGTTGCTTCAATTTGTCCTGGAATATCAATTACATTGATAGATTCAGGATTCATTTCTAAGTCTTGTTCAAGACTAATTAAATGAAGTTTCATATACTCTAGGAAGTATGATGATTTAGTTTGTGTGGTCAAAGTAACCCTCCGCCCATAAACCTTGCAAGAAACTAACAGCGTCTTCCAAGTCTTTCCTCAAAGGCTCCTTGTCCATTAAATCGGACGGGGTCCTAAGATAAAAAAGCTTTGAATCGTGTATAGCATTAATCATTCTATTTAGATCGGATTCGGTATATCCTAGCATTCTATTGCCTCCATATATTTAACCATAGTTTGTAATGTTATATGAATGTGACAATCACAATCATCTGATGTATCTCTGTCGTCAAAATGGATTAAGTTGTCATCATAAATATAATCAATTAGTTCTTGTGTAGTAATCATAAGCAGAACTCATCTCCCTCAATATAGCCATAATACTCATTGTATGATTGTTTTAGGCTATCAGGAGCAAATTGCATAAACTTATATTCTGCAAATGCTGAGCCCTCATCTAAATTATTATTGTTCCATTGCTCAAATAGATGTTGCTCAATATCTACTTGAATTGCTCCAAGGATATGTTCTCCAACTGTATCTGTAAATGCTTCCATTACACTTCCGCCTTTCCTGTAGGGGTCAATAATACCATGTGGGTCTGACATTCTTTCATAGCCTCTTCATCTTGCCAAGAGCCCTCATTGCATTCTGAACAGAATTCACCGCAGTCATCTTCACAATAAGATAATGTATCAAAAGATTGGCAAGCATAGCAACGGTTCTCCCATTCAGCCAATTCTTTTACTTCACCACGAACAATCTCATATTCTCCACCCCAACCTGTTTCTTCCTCAAACTCTAATGTGAGCAGGCAGTTCGGAACAAGATTAGATAGTTTAGTTAAGATAGTTACAGCAGGTGACCAAGCAGTCTCATATTTATATACAAGCCAATTGTCATCACCTTCTGATTTGTATTCAATCAATTCTGTATTTGGATATTCATCACCGTCACGGACGGCTACATCCCATTTAGTTCCCCAATTAGATGTATTCCAAGAATACCAATCCTTCTGAGTCTTAGCAAACTCAACAGACTTGCGGAACCAATCAGGGTCATTCTGAATATCATAGTTGCCACGAGAAGGCTGGCAAGCATATTCCTCATCAGTAATTCCGTCATCCTTATATGAGTGGATATTGTGGAAAGCAAAGACAGGATTATTATATTCAACTAATTCAATTTTGGTGGGGAAACCCATAGTAGAAATATCACCCATACCATATGTCTCTTGTGCTAATGTAAATGGCTTATTCAATCTATCTTTAATCATATCTACCTCAGACTTAGGTCCTTGGATAGTTAATGTGTTATAACACCAATTTGGCATTTTATATCCTTTCGTTGATATGACCTAATTATATAATGGACCACTGACAATTGTCTATGCAATATGGGTGTGAATCACACCACATTTTCCAAGCTATGTGGTAAAGATCACAAATTTTCAGGCGATTTCATATTGACTCCGTAAGCAAATTCTGCTACCCTCATGTCTTTGCGGGCAAAATAAAACCCCCCAAGCTATAAGCTGGGGGGTATGAATATGGCTGCTGATTTCCAACGAAAGAAATAAACCGCTTTACTTAGCGCCTGGCCCGTAGACTAGTTAGACGCACCATTTCATTTCTATATTAAAACCAGGACCAAAGTCCTAGTAATAATTATACCATAACTGATTGACTAGAATACTTAGTCACGAAACTATTCAGGTCCGTGGTAAATACTACAGTGGTGAGGTCTTCCTCGTATAAAGTAAACGTTTGCTTGGACCAATCAATTACAGGTACCTTGTGCTCGTTGTCAGACAATTCATTTACTGTAATGCCCCAGCCTGTCAAAGGTTCCCATGCGGGCCCAATCATGTTGCTAATGCATATACGTGTCGCATATGATTCATCAGTCCAACGTGGCTTTGCAGTATGTACAGCATCCGCCAAGGTTTCTAGCATTTTAAATCCAGCCCAGTGACCGTATAAAAACACTGTATCTCCCTTGCGGTCTCTAAACCCAAAGTTTGCTCTGTCACCCATTTTATTCCGCCTTTGTTAGTTGTTGTTCCTGCTCGTAGTTGAGCAATTGTATCATTTCTTCGGCCCAGTCCACAAGGGACTCTCCCTGTGAATTTTTATGGTGTCCGCAGAAATAAAGAGACATATCATCTTTCTTTGCTTGCCACATAGCCTGAGCTGCACATTGATCACACTTAAGCCATTCAGCCATCACAGTGCACCACCTTCAATCATTTCGGAAAGACGGTCTAAGATCCAAGAATCGATGTCAGCAATGTCAATCTCTGCTAACTTTTCCATAATCTCTTCACGAGCAAACTTATACCCGTCATTAAAACCATCTTTATAATCTGACATTATCTCTCCTTATATCCTGTCGCTTCTTTGTCTGCCCAGTAAGATTCTTTCAAATTATACTTGTCACGAATGCGACTTACTTTCTCAATACTACCAGTTCCGATGTTGAAAGTCAACGGTGGCATAAACTCAGGGTCGAGTCCAGTGATTTGTGCATCCCAATAAGCCATCTCGAGAGATAGCCTATCGGGAGCAGTCAACTCAAAATACATTATGCTTC